GCTCGCTGATGATCGGCGCGGCGGCGATCTGGAATGCCCGGACCAAGGCGCGACTCGCGAACGCCCAGATCGCCGCGGCAACGGAGCGGGACTGAGAACGAGATGTGGGCGACGACACGAACGACAAGCCCCGGGAGCGGCAGGCCAAGTACCCGAACCTGATGCTGCCGTGGAAGCCGGGGCAGAGCGGCAACCGGTCCGGCAAACGCAACAAGGTACCGGTCAGCCTCACCCGGATCCTCCGCGAGAAGCTCGCCGAGACGTCGGTCGGCGACCAGGAGATGCCGGGCGGTCGCACGGTCGCCGAGACGCTCATCGAGGTCCTGCTGGCGGAAGTGATCCAGAACAGGACGCCGACGCTGGCCAAGGAGTTCTTCAACCGCATCGACGGCCGGGTGCCGTCCAAGGTGGAGATCGACGCCGCCGGCGGCGCCCTCTCGGAAGAGACCATCGAGCGGCATCTGAACCAGATCTATGACCCTGACGGCGAGGGGGCAGAGGAGTCTTGATCGGTACGCCCAGGCGGCCAAGGCCGTCGGCGTGCCGGCCGATCAGATCCGCAACTTCCTCCGCGCCGGCATCGTCCTCCAGCCCAAGCAGCTCGCGGCCAGCGCCGCGGCCCGAGAGTGCGACAAGCCGGACGGCCCGGTCGAGGTGGCGTACGGCGGCGCCCGGATGGGCGGAAAATCGCACTGGATGTTGAGCCAACTGGGGGCAGACGACTGCGTCCGCTACCCCGGTTTGAAGTGCTTGATGCTCCGCAAGGTCGGCAGCTCGGGCAAGGAATCGTTCGAGGACCTGCTGCCGAAGACGATCCTGCGGCTGGGCGAGTACATCCCGTCGCAGAGCCTGTTTGCGTTCCCCAACGGCAGCCGCATCAAGCTCGGCAACTTCAAAGACGAAAAGGATGTTGATAAGTATTTAGGACTGGAATACGGCGCGATAGGCATAGAGGAAGACACCACCCTTTCCAGCTCGAAGCGCAGGGCGGTCCGCTCATGCTGTCGATCGCCGAAGGGCAGCGGGTGGCGGGCGCGGACCTACTCGACGACGAACCCCGGCGGCGTGGGGCACGCGGCCTACAAGGCCCGGTTCATCGAGCCCTTCCGCAAGGGATGCCAGACCGAGACGCGGTTCATCCCGGCGACGATCGACGACAACTCGTTCGTTGCGTCGGAGTACCGGGCGTTCCTCGACGGCCTCACCGGATGGCTCAAGAAGGCGTGGCGGTACGGGGACTGGGATGCGGCCGCCGGCCAGTATTTCACGACCTACCGCCGCGAGATCCACACGAAGCCCCCTGAACAGATCGAGATCCTTCCGAACTGGCGGGTGTGGGCCTCGCTCGACTACGGATTCACACACTACACGGTCGTCCATCTCTTCGCCCAGGACGGCGACGGCACGGTCTACGTCTTCGGAGAGCATGCGGAACGGCGGTGGCTGGTCGAGCGGCACGCCCGGGCGATCAACGCGATGCTCGAGCGCCACGGCATCAAGCGGGAGCGGCTGCGGCGGTTCGTGGCCGGCCGGGACTGCTTCGCCAAGACGCACACCGGCGGCACGATCGCGGACGACTACAAGGCCCACGGCTTCCTGCTGAAGCGGGCGAACGATGACCGGGTGACGGGTGCCGCGGAGTTCCTCCGTCGCCTGGGCGACGTCGAGGCCGACCCGCCGATCGCCCCGCGGCTGGTCATCAGCGAAGCCTGCCCCCGCCTCATCGAGTGCCTGCCGTCGCTCGAGCACGATCCGGTCCGTCCCGAGGACGTGGACAAGGTCGACTGCGACGACGACGGCCTGGGCGGCGACGACGCCTACGACTCCGCCAGGTACGGCCTGATGGTGGCCGCCAACCGGAAGATCATCAAACGCTTCACGGCCTGAGACCCCCTCGACGATGAGCCAACTGAACCCGCTCGACCTGATTCCCACCGGCGACCGCGTGCTGGTCGAGATCGAGACCGTCGACCGAACGAAGGGCGGCCTGTTCCTGCCCGACGCCAGCAAAGATCGCCCCCAGCAGGGCCTCGTCCTGGCCGTCGGCGACGGCGGCGTGACGGCCGAGGGCAAGCCGCGGCGGATGCAGGTCGAGGTGGGCGACACGGTGCTATTCCCCGAGTTCGCCGGCGACGGCTTCAAGCTCAACGGCGAGAACCGGGTCCTGCTGCTGCACGAGTCGGACATCCTGGCGGTGGTCGAGGACTGACCGTGCGGCCAGGGCGACCGGACCAGCGCGAGCAGCTCTGCCGACACCTGTTGATCCTCGCCCTGGTCCTGCTGATGCCGGCCGCGTTCGTGCTCAACGTCTGGTGGATGCGGTTCGTGCTGCATCTCGGCGCGGAGTGGTTCGGGCCGTGAGCCGCATGGCGGACCTGGCGATCTCCCTGGAGCAAGACAGCAGCTCTCCTGATGGCAACACGCCGCAAGCAACAGCCTTCGACGCCGAAGGCATCGACCAAGGCCCGACCGAAGGCCAGGCCGAAGACCGCCGGCACCGGCGCCACGAACCCCAGCGGGCGCCGGGCGCCGGCCGGTCCCTATGCGGGCTACGGCAACTACGGCTCGCCGTACGGCGGGGCGATGTGGCTCAACCCGCTCTTGCCGGGGGCGAAGCGCAACTGGATTCGTGACGCCGGCGACCTCTGGCGCAGCACGGTCGTTGCGGCGTGCCTGGGGTGGCTGCAGGACAACTTCTGCACCGCGCGGGTGCAGGTCGAACAGCGGGGCGACGACGGCAAGTTCAAGGCGGTGACCGAGCCGACCGGCGGGGCCAAGGCGTTCCTGGACCTGCTGGCCAAGCCGAACCCGTTCTATTCGTGGGCCGACCTCTGCAAGGCGCTGCTGCTCTCGTACGTCACGGACGGGAACGCCTATGCAATCAAGTGGCGGGGCATGGGCGGCGTCGGCGAGCCCGTGAGGCTCTACTGGGAGCCGCACCAGAACATCATGCCGTGGCGCGACATGGCGTCCGAGAATCTCGTCGACAAGTACATCCTCTGGCGGCCCGAAGGCCGCTACGAGCTCGACCCGTCGGACGTCATCCACTTCCGCGACGGCATCGACCCCTACAACCCCATGAAGGGGTGCGCGCGGCTCAAGACGCAGGCCCGGAACATCGTCGGCATGAACGATGCCGAAACGTACTGGGCGTCGATGGTCGGCAACATGGGCGGCCTCGGCATCCTGTTCGTGCCGAGCGCCGACGGGGACCTCGAGGACGAGGCCACCGCCAGGAAGATCGCGAAGAAGGTGCGGCGCGGCTCGAGGGCCGAGAACGCGGGGTCGTTCCAGGCGATGAACATCCCCGGCCGGCTCGAGCGGATCGCGCTCGGCCCGCAAGAGATGGCCATCGACACGATGCTCGACCGGCCCGAGGCGAGCCTCTGCGCGATCATCGGCGTGGCGGCCATGTCCATCGGGATCGCGGTCGGCGCCAACACGAGAACCTTCTCGAATCTGAAGGAATCGAACGGCTTCTGCTGGACCAACGGGCTCATCCCCCGGCAGGAGTGCTGGGCCCAGGGCGGGCTGAAGAGCCTGCTCGAGGACTTCGACGACTCGCCGGACCTGCGCGTCGGCTGGGACCGCAGCGACGTCGACGCCCTGCAGCGGGACGCCGGCGAGAAGGCCACCGAAGCCGTCGGCCTCTACACCAACAACATCTGCGCGCTGAACGAGGCGAGGCACATGGTCGGCTTGCCCCCCGTCGAGGGCGGCGACAAGACGCCCGTCGAGGTGGCCGCGGAGAACGCCGCGATGGCCGCTGCGATCGGCGGCCAGGCCGACCCCAACGCCGATCCGAACGCGGACCCGAACGCCGACCAGGCCGACCAGCAGGGGGCCGATCCCAACGCCAACGACCCAAACGCCGAGGACAACGCCAATGGCCAGTGATGACTTCCTGATCTTCTTCGGTGGCGCGGTCAAGGCCCTCGGCAACGGCAAGATCGGCGGGTACGTGGTGCGCTTCGGCAGCCCCGAGACGGCCGACGTCCAGGGTGATTATTTCACGCCGCATACGGACTACGGGCTCGACTGCTCGACGAAGGCGCGCGTGGTCTATCACCACGGCTTGACGAAGAAGTACGGCCCGAAGCGGTTCGGCACCGTCGACCTGAGCGTGAAGGCCAACGGCATCGAGGCCGCCGGCGAGCTCGACCTGACGGATGCCGCCTGCAAGGCCGTCTACAACGACGTCGAGGCGGGCAAGCTCGGCTGGAGCTCCGGGTCGGTCGATCGACTCGTCGAGCGCCGGGCGGTGAAGGGCAAGAGCGAGATCCTCGCCTGGCCGCTCATCGAGGTCAGCCTCACCCCGACGCCGGTCGACGGCCGCAACCGGGCGATCGCGATCAAGGCGCTGATCGCCGAGGACGCCATCAAGGGCAAGCACCTCGGCACCTACGCCGGGCCGGCCGCCGCGGGCGCCGCCCTCGACCGCCTGCACGAGATCACGAGCAGCAAGATCCGCAGCCACATGTACGGCGAGAGCGACGAGCCGGGGAAGCCGGCGAAATCTCGCGCCGACCGCATGGCCGCGTGCAAAGGGTGCATGGAAGAGCACTCCGCCAAATCACTCGCCGTCGTCGACGCCCTGATGGATGAAGGGGGCGATGAGGCGGCTCTCAAGTCATTGCTCGACGAGCTGGGGACGGTAGCCGACCTCAGCATGACCGAGCGCTCCCAGCGGTTGGTAGCCGACCTGCGGGAGGTCGTTGGCCTGTACGCCCGGCTCGCGAAGACGCGACAGGCGGAAGGCCGTCACCTGTCTGCTGCCAAGCTCGGGGAGCTGAAGGCCCTGCGCGACGGGCTCGACGGGATGCTGAGGGCGAACCAGCCCAAGGCCGATCCCGCCGACGTCCAGCGCCTCCGGGCCCGACTGCTCCGCGCGCGAATCGCTTAAGGCAACCAACCCATGACGAAGAAAGAACTGCTGGCCCTGTACAAGGCCAAGAGCGCCGAGCTGAAGGCGCTGACCGACAAGGGCGACGACATGACGCCCGAGGACGTGACGGCCGGGGAAACCCTGGCCGACGAGGTCGATGCGCTCAAGGCGCAGATCGCCGAGTTCGGGAAGGCTGACGCGCTCAAGGCCCGCATCGCGGCCAACGACACTTTCGCCTCGACGGCCGTCGCCCCGGGCAGGATCGGCCACGCCGCCGCGCGGACCGAGCACGTCGACGCGGAGGAAAGCGAGACCGACAAGCTCCTGCTCACCGGCGGCTTCAAGTGCCTCGGCCACTATGCCCTGTCGGTGGCGAAGGAGAAGGCCGGGTACGCCGCCGACCTGAAGGCGCGATTCCACGGCGCCATCAAGTCGTACAACCACGGCGTGCTGAACGAGTCCGGCGGGGACATGAAGGCCGCCAACGGGATGCTCGAGGCGTCCGACTCGGAAGGCGGCGAGTTCGTGCCGTTGACCTTTGCCCAGGGGATCTGGTCCCGCTCGCTGGGGCAGCAGCAGAACCTCTGGGCGCGCGTCGGTGCCATCCCGATCGCCGGGAACACGATGCGCGTGTCCGCGTATGCCGACGACGACCGCCGCGACGGCCAGCGAATGGGCGGCGTGGCCGGCGTCTGGATGGGCGAGGCCGGGACGTTCCAGAAGTCGAAGCCCTCGACCCGACACATTGACCTGCGGCTCAACAAGCTCGGCGTCTTCGTGTGGGCGACCGAGGAGTTGCTCGAGGACAGCGCGACCGCGCTGGATTCGGAACTCAACCGACTCGCCCCCGACGAGTTCACGTTCAAGCTTAACGACGCCCTGGTCCGCGGGACCGGCGGCGGGCAGCCGGAAGGCTTCCTGAACTCGCCGGCCAAGATCACCGTCGCGGGGACCGGCAGCCAGGGCAGCAAGATCGTCGCTCAGAACATCGACGACATGTGGGCCCGCCGCGTGACGGGCTCCGAGGCCAACCTCATCTGGTTGTACAACCAGGACATCGAGGGTCAGCTTAACGCGACGTACTACTCGACCGGCAACAACAGCGGCCAGCTCGCCTACTTCCCCGTGGGCGGGATCTCGGCCCAGCCGACCCCGATCCTGAAGGGTCGGCCGATGATCGCGATCGAGCAAGCAGAGTCGGTCGGGACCGAGGGCGACATCTCCCTCGTGGACTTCAGCCAGTTCGTGGCGATCCAGAAGTCCACGGGCATCCACCAGGCGGTCTCGATGCACCTGGCCTTCGACACCGCCCAGGTGGCGTTCCGGTTCTCGATCCGCGTGGACGCGAAGCCGCGATGGGAGACGGCCCTGACCCGCTACAAGGGCGCGGCCAAGCTCAGCCCGTTCGTCACCCTGAGCTCGACCCGCACCTGATCGGGGCGGATAGGCAACACCCTCGAGCGGCCGGGGTTCGCTCCGGCCGCGTCTTCCTCAACACGATCAGCCCCGACGGAGGATTCCTGCTATGTCGGCAGGTGTGCAGCTTCGCGACAAGTTCAAGTTCGTGACGGGCCTCGGCCCTGTCGTTCCGTCTTCGGCGGCCCCGCGCTGGGTCAGCCTCAAGAATTACCAGCACCTGACCATCCTGGTCACCGTCCAGAACGGGACGACCGTGACCGGGTCGGCCATCGGCCTCTCGCAGGCCACGGCGGTCGCGGGCACGGGCGCCAAGACGCTGCCCTTCACCCGCATGTGGCAGAACATCGACAACGCCGCCGGCGACGCCTACACCGAGACGGCCGTGTCGTCGAACACGTTCACGACCGACAGCACGAACAGCAAGACGCTGAAGTACATCATCGAGGTCGACGCGCAGGACCTCGACGTCCAGAACGGCTTCGATTGCGTCCGCGCCACGGTCGGCAACGCGACGGCCGCGACCGTCAGCGTCGAGTACATCCTCGGCGTGGGCTACACGGGCAACGTCGCCAAGATGCCCAGCGCCGTCGTCGACTGATGCAGTGCTCGACCGCGCGGCCTGACCGTCGCGCGGCCGATTTGATCTCACTTCCACACTCTCGCGCCGCGGAGGTTGACCTGTGGCACTGCTGATTCCCAACGAAGGCGAGGTGCAATTGCTCGCCGATCTCCTCGGCGGCGGGGCGCTCGAAAACTGGAAGTTCCGCCTCTACACGAGCGCGACCACTCCCGCCGAGACCGACGTCGCCGCGACCTACACGGAAGCGACGTTCACCGGCTACACCGCGGGCGGCAACACGCTGACCCGATCGTTGTCCGCTGGGACCTGGAGCACGCCTGCGAGCGGCGCCCCGACCGGCGCATGGTCGGCCGAGGCGGCCGTCGCGGAGTCGACGTACAACGCCGGCTCGCCGCAGACCTGGAACGCGACCAGCGCCCAGACCATCGTCGGCTACTACATCGTCGGCGGCACCTCGGGCAAGCTCATCGGGGCCGAGAAGTTCGCGGCCAGCATCTCGCTTGTGAACCCCTCGACCCTCACCATCGTTCCCCGCATCGGAGCCTCCTGACGTGGAAAAGACGCCTCGCAACGGCCAGTGGGTCTCCACCAGCCGCAAGATCCTCGGCGCGCACACCACGCCCGACGGCCGGACCGTGGGCATCTACCGTGCCGCGGGAACGCAGCTCTCGCCGGTCAAGGACGGCGAGACCATCCGCATGGAGAAGGTGTTTGTCCCCGGCGCGGTCTTCATCGTCGCGGCGGAGGATGGCCAGGACCTGTATACGCTGGATGGCCGGGAGGCGAAGCCGGTCAGCTTCAGCCTTGAGGAGCTGCCCGACCTCCAGCCGGTCACCGAGGCCGACCACCTGCCGGAGTCGCGCCGTGCCCACCTGCCGAAGGGTATGAAGCTCCCGGCCTGATCAGCGGAGGATCGTGATCCATGAACCCATCGCCCGCTGCCGTCGCCTGGATCAAGGCCCAGAGTCCCAACTGGGCCCAGACGGACAGCCAGATCGCCGCATCGCTGAACGCGGCCACGGTCGCGAATCCGGTGCAGGCCGCGCCGCAGATCCCGAACGCGATCAGCGAGAGCGCCCTGATGGGCACTCTGTCGCAGGCGAGCCAGACGGCCCTCCTGAACTGGGTCAACCTCGGCCTGGTCAAGGCCGATGTCGAGAGCCAGAACCGCGTGGGCCTCTTGCTGTGGGCGACGAAGCTCGTCCTGGCGGGAGTGATCACCTCGGCCGACGCGACAGCCCTGACGACCTACCTCAACGGCACGACCGCCGATCCGAGCTGGACAGCCACCATCCCAGCCCCCATCGCCGCGCTCGGCCGCCTCGTCGATGCCGACGACATCTCTGTTGCGAGGATTAGCTGATGGCCGCTCCCTCGATGACCTTCAACGCCACCGGCAACCTGCTCGCGGCCGGTACGGTGGCTGCCGGCGCAACGGCGACCTTCAACGCCGACTTCTCGACGAAGTTCGAGGGGCAGATTCAATTCAGCGCGACCTTCGGCACCGTCGCCGCGACGGCGGGTCTCCAGATCAGCGTGTTCCCCGTCGTCGGCTCGACCGGCACCGTGGCCGACAACGTCGCCGGGGCCGGAAGCTTCACCCTCGCGGCCGTGGCGAGCACGACGCAGATCATGACGATCAAGGTGGGGCCGGGTAAGTACAGCGTCTCGATCAAGAACCTGGACGCCAGCAACTCGGTGACGAGCGTTTCCGCCACCGGCGCGACGGTGGACGGTATCGCCTGATCCATGGGCATCCGCACCGGCGCCCACTGGGCTATCAAGCCCTCCCTTGGCCACGCGCTAGAGCGGACGCACCCGCTCTGCCCCAATCGGCTGGCGTGGCTCTTCAACGAGGGGACCGGGAATCAGATCATCGACCTGGCCGGGGGCACCGCCAACCCCGGTGCGTTCGGCGGCTCTCCGCTGCCGACCTGGCAGCCAGGGATCACTGGGCCGGTCCTCAAGAGCAACAACGGCGGCAGGGTCACGACGTCGGTTGCGATCGGGGGCGTGTTCTCGATTGTTGCCGCGGTGAACCTGGCCGGCGCGCCGACCAACCATACGCCGATCCTGACCGACAACACCGGCAACGGATTCGACATCCTGTTCCCGGGCTCGTCGAGATCGCCCAACTGGCACCAGGGCACAAGCGACTACACGGGCACGAGTAGCCTGTGGTCGCTCAACTCGTGGACCCAGCTCGCGGTCACGTATGACGGGGCCACGCTCAGTTTCTACGTGAACGACCGGGCGGCCGGAACGGTGGCCGCTGCGGGGCTCGGCAATGTGACGCTGACGAATTCGCTGTCGAATCCCGCCAGCTTCACGCTCAACGGCCTGATCGACCGCCTCTATGTCTGGGACGGCATCTGCCTGAGCGCGGGGGCGATTCGGGCGCTCTACCAGGAGCCCTATGCCCCGTTCATGCCGGGGCGCGTGCGGACCTGGTTCGTCCTCGGCGGCGCCCCGAGCTTCAGCTACGCCCCGAGCGGCGGCCTGGTTCTCGGGGGCAGCGCCAGCCCGAATGTCACGTTCTCGCCCGTGGCCAGCGGCGGACTCACCCTCGGCGGGGCAGCCTCTCCGAGCGCATCCTTCAACCCGCCAGCATCCGGGGGACTGGTTCTCGGGGGCAGCGCGACCCCAGCCCTGACCTTCACCGCCACGGCCAGCGGCGGATTGACCCTCGGGGGTAGCGCAACGCCGTCGCTGGCGTTCACGGCGACCGCGTCCGGTGGCGTGGTGTTCGGCGGCAGTGCCACGCCGAACTCGTCCAGCAGCTTCAGCTACACCGCCAGCGGTGGGATCAAACTCGGCGGCTCGGCCTCCCCGGGGGTCACGTTTGCCCCCGTGGCCAGTGGTGGTCTGACGCTGGGCGG